ACACCGCCCTGTTGGGCTACACCGCCCTGTTGGGCTACACTCTTTGCGATTTCCTGTCTAACTTGTTCAGGCTGTCCTTCCATAAGGTAATTAACAATAGCATTGGTAGCCATTCCTGCACCAGCTCCCACGACAGTGCCAACTCCAGGGGATATCAAGCTGCCCAAAGCACTACCTAAAGCTGTCGCTACCGCAGAAGACCCATAAGATGCAATCATAGCAGGCATAGCCGCCTTGACTTGAGCCCATCCTCCGTGAGCGTATTGCTGAGCAATATCTACAGCTAGAGCACCTGTAGTGACTAAACCTCCCCACTTGGCACCGCCTTTTAAACCGCTCATCGCTTTACTACCTAAGCTTGGCTTGCTAGCATCTGTTACTGCTTTTACAGGAGCTTTAGTAGATGAACTAGGACGACCTTGGTTTGACAGCTGTTTTAATTTCTCAGTCATTTGTTTACCGATAGCTCTACCATCAGAAGTGACCTTTTTCCCTACAGCTTTGCCTTTAGCTGCAGTATCATTTACTGTCTTTTTAACATCTTTTGCAGCTTGCTTAACTGTCTTCTTCGTATCACCTGCTGCCTGCTTCGCAGCACTTGCAAATCTTTTAAGTCTTCTTTTAGCTCTATCTATATTTGAATTATTACTGTTAGCCATTCTTTCCTCCTGCTACGCTTTGCCAAATTGATGGTTTATAAATATCTCTTCCGCTCTTGCCAGCTTTCTTGGCATTATAAATACCTGAGATGATGTCAGTCATTTGTTTACCGAACATGCCTGCCAATTGAGAAGTGTCGGACGATTGTTGACTATTTGCACCAGCATTTCCTGAACTAGAAGCATACGGATTACTTAAAGTCATATCTTTTCGAGTCATACCAGCACCAGTCTTAAGTGCAGCACCAATAGCCATTGCGTAAGGGTTACCCGATTTCATACCTGCTTCACCTGCAGCATCCATTAAACCATTCCACCACTGCCCATTGGCTTGGTCAACTTGGTCATTGTACTGGTCAATACGAGAGTAATCTTCACCTAGCTTGTAAGCATTTGCGTAAGCACTGTTAGCGTTTAGCATATTATTGTAATCTTGGCTAGCCATATTGTATGAATTAGTTACACCTTGGTCAAATAGCCTTGCGGCGTAATCGTTCCAATTTCTTTGATTATCCGTATACGACCTATTGCCAAGAGACGAATACCCTCCATTCGTAGCTGCATAATTATTTGCAGTCATCTTAGCCATATCTCTTTGATACGCTCTTCTAAAGTCAGCATTCTGTGCAGTATTAGCATTGTAATACTTATTCATATACGCATCTTGAGCTGCCATGGGGTCAGCTAGGTATTCATCCATTCTGGTCAGATTATTCTGATATAACGGAATGGCAGTATTAGATATATCTCTACCACCCTTCGTATAATCAGTCTGTTTTACTTTCATTTGTTTAGACATAGTAAGTGTTTACTCCTGTGTTTTATCTATATAATTATTATAGCACATCTCTTTATTCTTCCGTTGCTAAACGGTCAAATATTTCTTTTATCCACTCTTCAGGTATTGCTTTGTCAGCCCATTTAATATTATGCTTATCACACCACATACCATACGTTGTTTTACTTCCCTTTTTAATTTTCTGGTTTGCATTATAGAAAACCATTCTGAATTCTATCTCTGGATGTTGCTCAATCATTAAAAGCATTTTCTGTCTATCTTCAAGCACCCATCTCCCCTTAGTCTCGATTACTATGCTCTTGCATACTGGAAAGTCGGGTGTGTAAATGTGATGACTTTCAGGTATTACATACGGAAGTTTTACACTTTCGTACTTAGGGTCAAGACCGTATTCTTCCAACTGTTTAATTATCTTCTCTTCGAGTCCACTTCTAAATCCGTGTTTCCTACCAGCTTCATCTACCGTTATCTTTTTACGACGAAATCGAGTCACGTTTATTACCTCCTTCAGTACTTTCTACCTTCTATCAAGAACGTATATTAATAGGTCTGACATTTTTACCTCTCCTTTAGAGTTAGAATAAGGAAGAGCTGCTGGAATGTATCCTGTCTTCTTAAACCCTATATCCTTTACGAGCTTAGACGCAAATACCGCCGCTCTAGGAATGTGACAGTAAAGGACTGCAAAAGGAACTATCTCATCGAGGATTTTTTCGTAAGAACGTCTTAATATAGGTCCAAAGATAGACTTACTTGTTAGAACGTGTACTTCTGCACAGGACTCTTGAAGACTTAGCATTCTTATACTGTCAAGGATTACTAACCCGTAAAGGAACGTTTGGGTATTGTCGAATATCCCAACTACTTGGCTGTCATTTCCAGTAACAAATCTTTCGATATAATCTAGGTAGGATGATTTATCCACAGTCTTTAGAAAGTTTTGCTCATCAAAGACTCTTGAGCAATCTTTAAACATCTCTAATATATCGTTGCGATATAAATCTAAATCTTCAACCGTTATTACTCGTTCTATCATTTAATTACTCTCCCATACTGAAGTCTGGTAAAGATATGTTTGCTAAACAAAATGCAGTGTCTGCTGGAAATTCGAGTGAGATTGAAATACCTTCATTACCACTCATAGGTTGTGCAGTACGTGAAACATTACTTTCTTTTCTAGCCCACTTACTTTCCATTGAAAAGCTTTCATTCAAATATCTACTTTCCGAGTAGAGGAGGGGGGCTAGGTATTTCTCATTTCCCTCAGCCAAGTTAAATGAAGGTTTAATCATCTGGAATGAAGAACCCGCATTTCTTGTTGAGAGATTATAACTAATACCGTTTAGTTCAGTGATTTCCATCAGAGTAGCACATAGCTTCCTATTACCTCTTAAAGCTATAGGTTCAAATACTGCCACACAAGACATTCTAGGTATCATAGTACCCTTTTTGAAATCCTGTGCAATAGCTCCTTCGTCAGTTATGAATACTACACCTTGGTTAAAACCAGTAAAGCCTGAAATTGCAGGAGATATCTCTCTAGGGAATAAAGTACCTACATTAGTGATTACAAGTCCTCTATTGAGATTTTCTCCATAGTACAGGATAAATACTTCACTCTCAGCATTGTAGGTCAACCATCTTTTAGATGCGTTAATTCCACTATTCTCAGCATCGAGATAATCTGAAGTTACTACAGGTTTGCCTGATACCATAGCTCCAAATACGTTTACAGCTACGGCGTTTATAATGGAACCAGTATTACAATCGTATGCAAAAACTTTCTCGCCTACTATGACGTGGTCAGACGCATATTTCTGAGCTGCTTGGGAAATTTTCTTTACTGTTAATTCAGTGTTTGATATTGTACAGTAATATATACCGTTTTCCTTACACAGTAGAACTCCGTCCATAAAGTCCTCTATAGACAGTATCTTAGAGGTATCGTCGTAAAAACCACCAAATTTACCAGCCCCTAATGTCTCATCAAAAGCATCCAAAACACCTACTTGAGAGTAGTAAATATATCCACTTCTATCCACGAGGAAAAGTCTGTTATTAGCTACTGCGATAAGCTCTGGTGTAATCGCTTCGTGCTTTGGCTCTGTCGGGGTCGTAGGTTCTGGTGTTGTTGGAGTCGTAGGTTCGGTAGGGTCAGTCGGTTGTGTAGGTTGTGTCGGTACTGTAGGTTCGATATCTTCAGGGTAGTATACAGTATCAAAAGGTCTTATAGTCTTTTCACTAATAGTTGCAGGGCTAGTAATTACCTGCTCGCTGTCGGCTAGTGTAAAGCGTACGTGAAAAGTAGCTTGGTCAGGCTTTTGGGTAATAGATAAAACAGTAACTTGTACGTTATTAGTACCTACAGCAAATTCTTTGTCTACCCAAAAATAGTCGATAAATTCGTTAGGAATATCAGCTTCAGCTATACTGCCTGAACTAGCAAAGTTAATACCTGAGCAAATCTCTACAGGAGTTACGCTTTCATCCTCATAGAAAGAACCGAACATATAGCTCTGTCCACCCATAACAAAGAACATATCTCTATTCTTGCGGGTGAGTATGATATCTGTAGGATTAACTCCAGTTGCAGTTTCGATGTTTGTTTTGTATTTCTTAAGTCCTTCTCTAGCTGTGTAGAAGTAAACTTCCCCAGTACCAGCAACTATAAACATTGATGTATCTCCAGCATTACATTTTGTAAAACCAGAGAGTATAGTATCTTTAGGAAGAGTAGCTCTTATTTGATATCCGTGTTGACTTACTAAAGCTCCTTTTTCAGCCCAGCAATTTCTTCCACCAGTCATTGCTAAAGAGCCTAATTGTTCGTTAATACTCCTAGGAGTGTCTAGTAGATATAAACCTTTAGAGAAGTCTGAGAAGGATAAACCTCCGCCTTTGTAAGCAACTGAACGTTCCTTATATGTTGCCATAGATTACAACCCCCATCCTCTTCTATATGGCATACGCCTGTCATTTAATAAACCGTCAGCATAGTTATAATGTCCTGCCTGACGTGACAATCCTCTCTCAGCTTCCATAGTCTTGTAATCGTGTTCGATGAAGTTATTTTTACGAGCTTTAAATAAATCATTGTACATCTCTGCATTCTGATTGTTTAATCTTGCAAAAACTAGCACACACGCTTTTAGAAATACTAATTCAACAAAAGCATTGGAAGCCATTATAGCATCATCTATAGAAGAGATAATAGTCTTTGATGTATCATTATTAGCCCAAACTAAGTCTTTAGTAGATACTGTAATAGTAAGTTCATAAGCCTTGTCTGGAGTAGGTACTAAGTGTAGATATCCACCTTTTATTACATAACCTTCAGGGTGTCCTTCAGGTCTGCCTGCATTCAATTCTTCATCTAACTGATTAGTTTCGTTTAGGAATGGAATATCTCTGAATTTACCAGTGTCATCTTTATACTGGATATTTTTAATTATACCTTCAAGTCCGTAGTCTGCTACACCTTTAGACGTAGTGATTTTATCAGTACGTTCCAAACAATTCATAGAAATGTATAACGTATCAATTACGTTTATGAGTGCTTGAGCTATATTATGTAATAAGAACCTGTTAGTATCAGGTGTGTCCGTCGCATTAGTGTATAAAGGAAATCCTGTAGCTACAGCGACTTCGTTGTATAAATCTTTAACTTGGTATGTCATATAAAATAACACTCCTTCGTGTTAAGTACGTTGTCTATATTTATTATAGCATACAATAAAGAAAAGGCGGTCTTTTTTAAAGAGGGATACCGCCAAGACCTCTAATATTTTAAGACTACCTAGGCAATCTTAACGAATGCTACAACAGCACATTCAGGGTCGTATACTTTCAAACCGTAGATTTCCAAACCGTGATATTCTTGACCATATCTAGTATGGCTTTCAAATTTTCTCGGAGGAAGTGCTTTGTTTGCCATAGTTACGGTGTTACCAGTACCTGCGATTACTACGAATACGCCTTCTTCTGCTGCTGCAGAGTTTACCGCACCAATAGTAATCTTTCTTGCAGTATCTGCATCTGCAGGGTCAAGAGAAGGTTCAATACCTAAGTCCATACCCAAGATTTTAGAGATGTTACCATTTTCAACTCTGTCATCTGCTGCGGAAGTTGACCTGTCAGTGAAGTACTTAGAAGTCAAGAACTCGTTGTAACCAGCCATCGGAACGTAAATGTTTGCTGCAATTCTCTTAGCTTCTTGAGGGTTAGAGCCCGCAGTCCACTTACCGTCTGGCGTGATAGCACCTTTATTGTGCAATTTTGCAAACAACTTAGTGAATACCTTTTTGTAGAGGTCGTCACCTGCCGTTGCCGCTGCCAACGAGATAGGTGCTACTGGAGTACCGATAGTCATTACGTGAGTACCAGATGCACCAGTTTGTAAACCAGCTACTGCATCATCTACGATAGCCTGAGCAACTTCGAGGTTATGTTCTTTCTTAATTCTCTGTGCTGCCAAGTCAAGACCAGAACTTTCGTAGTTCCATTTACCTTCAACGTTGTTGATTTCAGATACATAGAATGCGTATTTAGCAGTCTTGTCTATTCTCAACTCAGTTGCGGAGAAGTTCAATTCTCTAACAGGAAGGAAGTCGTCAGCTCCTGATTGGTTTGGTGATGCAGGGATAGTTCCAGCTACGCCAGTTCTACTTTCTACACCGTTATTAAGAGAATAAGAAGTACCAACTTCTACGTTAACAGATTTCGGGTCTACCTTACAAATCTGTACAGTATCACCGATTTTAAAGAACTCGCCAGCGTAATCTTTGTTAACGAGTTTTGACGCAAGGTCAGAGGTTGGTTGGTCCAACAACATCTGCAACTTGGTGGCTAATTGTACGCCATAGCTATTTCCTACGCCATCTGCCATTTTTAAATCTCCTTTTTAAAATTTATAATATTCTAACTAACGTCTTCGGGGTTTATAAGGGTTACCCACTTTCCCTTTTAAGTTTCCTATTCCATAAACCACTGAAAATTACTTATCTGGTTTCAACAGTTTAGAAAACTGCTCATCATTTGAGAATTCATATTTTAATTCTTTTTGAATTCTTTCGATAATTAATTTATCATTATTAGTAATTCCGTCTTTCATATCTCTAATACCATAAGCAAATACTTTAGCTATGATTGGTGTTAGAGCGGGTGCTACAGCTATACCGACTCCTGCAGCTATTGATGTAGCCATAAGGGCTAATCTTTCCCCTTGTTTCCTATCGTCATCCGTCGGGCGGAGAGAGGCTATTTCCTCAATCTCGCCCTTGAATGCGTAAAATAATGAACGAAACAATCTCTGTGTAATAGTTTTCTTAGTTAAAGAAGCCATTGTTCATACTTTCATTTCTTAACTGTATCTTACGAGCTTCATTAATTAAAGCTTCGTGTTTTTTATAGAATTCTACTCTCTCTTTAAATGGAGTAGCCATAAGTTTTTCGAGAACGTTTTCTACAGTTGCACCGTCTCCTTCTGTTGGAGCGTTCTTGTTTGCTTCAGGCACTGCATCTCCCATAGCCTCAGCCAGTGCTTCTTTTTTAATATCCTCGGTTACGACAGGAACTTCCGCCTTGTCAGGCTGCTCTGTTTTGTCAGGTTGTTCAATTTTCTCTTCTGCTTTAGGTGGTTCTTCGGCAGGTTTAGCTGCCTCTACCACAGCATCTGCAGTTTCCTTGATAGCCTCAATAGCCGTCCTAGCGGACTCAACAGCTTCTTTAGTTTCTTTGACTGCCTTCTTCAGTTTGCCACCTACAAACCTTACTTTAGCCACTGCAAGTTCAACTTTATTTTTAAGGTCTTCGCCCAAATCCCTTACGCCTGCAGCGTCAATAATATCAAGGAAAGTTTCAGCTACTGAGTTAGCTTCATCTTCAGCCAAGTCATATTTAGCCATGAGCATACCTGCTTTATTAAAGATAGCTTCTCTAGCATCTGCAGCTTTTTGTTCTTCCATAAAGGCTCTAGCCTGTTCTGCTTGTGCACGAAATTGATTAATCAAACCTTGAGCAATCTGGGATTTAGCAGCATCTTCTTTTTGAAGTTCAGCTAATGATTTATTCAAATCGATACCGTATCTGTTGAGCTCTAATTCAAGCCTATCTGCAAGTTGTCCTTCGATAGCTCTCAGCTGTTGTTCTCTGGCAGCGTCTCTATCTTGCAACTGCTGCATTACTTGCCTATCAGCTTCGGCAATTTTGATTTCTTCTAGTTCAGCCTGAACTCTTTCAAAATCTTCTACTGTGGGGAGGTCATCTTCGTCTTCTTCATCTTCTTCCTTTTCTGCTTTTTCCTCTTCGGTAGGTGGTTCTTCTTGAGGTGGTTCCTCCGTTGGTTCTTCAGGAGAAGGTTCTTCCGCCTTATCAGGCTGTTCTGCCTTATCAGGCTCTTCTGCCTTATCAGGCTCTTCTTTTTTTTCTTCGCCCTCTTTCTCGGCAGGTGTTTCTACTACTTCTTCTTCTTCAGTAGAGGCTTCAGCATCAGGGACAATAACTGGTTCTTCCACTTTCTCCTCAGAAGTTGCCACTTGTTCCTCTGGTACATTTGCTACTTGTTCTTCTGGAACATTTGCTTCGTTAGGAATACTGTTTCCTTCATTCTTGTTAAGTTCATCTGACATTTAATAAATCTCCTTATTATTGTTGTTGTTGAATATCATTGTTATCGATATTGTTAGTCATATTACTCTCTTGTTGTGGTAATTCTGATTGCTGATTAGGTGTACCCTGTTGCTGCTGTTGCTGTTGTGTGTCGTCTACGTATGTAGTAGGATTTCCGTCAGCATCAAATAATTCCAGCAAATTATCTGCGTCATCAAGCTGTGCTTTAGCCATTAAGTATCTAACCGCAATTAAGACTTGGTCAGGTTTTAAGTTAGAGAATATCATCTGAGAAATAGGTAATTGTAACATATTCATCAGTCTCTGGAACTCACCTTCCTCATCTGCCTTAGATGCGTTAGTACTTATGCTAATCTTTAAATTAGGGTCAGAGTATATAGGGTATAAAGGATTGTCGTACGCAATGGCAAGCTCCCTATTGAAGCAGTAGAAGCAAGTAAACAAAGGCAACATAAAGTTATAGCTGAATACATCGGTCTCTACTCTCATTCTGGCATTAGCCTTTTCAAATAATATAGAACTTTCACGAGCAGTTCTTACAGCTCCATCAGTATCTCCTGCAAGGTAGTTATTTAACCCTAGAACGTTCTTGCTCTGTTCTAGTATCATCTGCATAAGGTTTATACCTTGAGGGTTAGCAGGTTGAGCATTAAAGAATGTAGGTGGAGTTACAGCATCCGCAAACTCTATCTGTCTATCCTTCCACACCCTGTCTGCTTGCATTTTAGACATACTACCTTGTGTGTACATCATCAGAGGAACTGAAGTAATATCTAAGTTTTGAATGTATAAGTCAACTACTTTGTTGATAAGTTCGTTAACAACCTCAGATGCTAACAGTGGAGAAATTCCCCTGTGAGTATCCTTATCAATCTTGTACGGAGCGTAAATAATACGAGGGGTAGATATTGCAGAGTACCTTACATCTGCCAATTTATTCCCTACTACCGTAGCTACGATATTACTTAGGACATTGTAATCCTTAGCTATGTAATCTCCATAATACGTAAGGACTTCAATATTATCTTTATCAGTTCTTGACGAGTTAGGAGTATCTCCTGCAAAAGCAGTCCATGCAAAGAAGTTATTTATCCCTCTACCGTTCCTACCAACCGAGTTGATAATCTCTTGCTTATCTTCAGAAGAAAGAAGAGGATATGCAGAAGAAGAGAGGAGGGTTTTAGAGTCTATGTAAGAACGGATTATTTTAGCACATCCTCTAGGGTCTTTCTTATAATCATACGCATCACAGAAAAAGTTTAACGGGTCAATTCTTTCAGTCTCTAGGCTGTCATAGCTAACACCTTCTTTAATTTTAAAGCTTAGAATGTCTTGACCTGTTGTTTGGTCAGTCATAGTAGCCTTAACTCTGTATTCTTCAGCGTTAGTTTTTAGTTTGATAAATTCTACAGCCTCACCTTTAAGTAACCAATCATCTACAGTTTCAGCTGATAGATTTTCTAGCAATGCAATAGATTTAAATTGCTCAGTCATTACTTTCCTTACTTCAGGTGATTTAAGAATTGAATAAGCGTCTAAACCTGTAGAGCTAAAGAGTGCTGTATAACCTGACAAACAAGCCTGAATAAGTGCTGCTTTATACACTTTATATAATTCTGCCGTGTGAGGAAATCTCTCCTTATCTCCAGAGACTGCACCATTAAAAATTACCGAGAATAGCTTATCAAAATCAGCTCTCATTTTCGAAATACAATCTAAACTTTTATATTTCTTTACTACGAAATCTGATAATTCATCTTTATAATTTTTAAGATTGTAGTACTTTTCTTTCGTAGTTACTACTTCATCAGATATTTGTGTTTGTTGTGTAGTAGAAGGTGGAAAATCGACTCCACCGAATGAAACTCCTTCAGTCATACTGGTAGTTCACTCCTTAATAGTTATGTTCTTCTAGATATATTATAGCATATACCCTACTAATACCGTCTCTTATCGCTACCTTTAGAGATATCCACTGCTGTCTGTAAAGTTTCAAAGAACCACATAGGATAACTGATAGCATCGATTGGGTGTATTAAGTGACGTTTATTATCATCATTCTGTATTTCTTTATCCGTAGGGATTTTTAATCCTGCATTAGCAAGGTCATTTTTGCATTCATCAAAGTTGTACAATAGCCATTTACAGCTACTATCTACGAATAAGTTGCGTTCGTTTTTACCGTTACAAATAAACTTACGCAATATGGCTAGACGTTCTTTGATTAATGGGTTATTCTTTTGCACACGTGTTTGTATTGAATAACCTGCATTACTAAAGAAGCCAAGCATGACACCGTAGTCAGTACCATTAGTTTTTTTATCTCTGCCATGACTATCACCGCATATCATAAATTGTCTGCCTCGTATATTCAAACTCTCTAAGACTGGCAGAATTAATTTACACATATCTGCAGTAGTAACGTTCGGCTGAATAAGTTCTCTCAAGATATACCATTTACCATCTATAAACTGAGCTAGATACCAACACATAGGGTTGTAGTTGAAGTCACAGGTTAATATAAGGGTATGGTTAGGGTCATAGTCAATATGTTCGATAACATTCTTTTCTGTAGAGAAATAAGGAAACGCTATAGTATTATCATCAGTAGGGTCAAAGCCATCAATCATTTCAGCTATCTGTTCTTTAGAATAGTTTTCTTCCAACATCTCAACATATTCAGAACCTAGGAATATATTTTCCCTAGAAGACGCACGGATAAAGCGGTAATTCTTGCGTTTTGTCTTAGGGTCTACAAATTTTTTATTAATCCAACCTCGTTTACCTTGAGGGTTTGTGTGAAGGAACATTGCTCTATGATACCCTATCCATTCATCTTTTCCCGCTTGACGTAGACGAGTAATGAGCTTATCAAATATAATCTCATCCAAGAATGAAGCTTCTTCAAATTCAATAAATCCAAACTCCTCTGACATAAAAGTCTCCCAATCAGATAGAGTTTTAAAACGGATTACGGAGCCATTCTTCAGTACGATAGCTTGTTTTCTATCGGTATACCACCAGTGAACACCCTCTTTCATTCCCATATTTTCGAGATGCTCAACGTATTTTCTCTTAGTTGTATTATCCAACAGGTCTTGAGATTTAGCTCCTACAAGCCCTCTTATCCCTGGGAATTTAAGAGCCATTAGCAAACCCTTTAAACTTCCGCACCAAGTCTTACCTGCTCCCACGCCGCCATAGTAGCAAACAATGTCATTTACTACCTTTTTATTATTTGGATTATTAAATCCTTCATAACCAAAAAGAAATTCATATTGTTTCGGTAGGAGCTTATAAGTTGTTACTTTAGTATTCATTGAATAAGTACCTCATACATACCCTCAACAGCGAAAGCATCCATTCCTAAAATACGTACTGATTTCCTCGTACTTTCAGTGTCGTCAAATAAGCAAACTTTTGTACCCTGTCCGTCGCTTTGTAACATAAAAAGAGCCTTATCATTTGCAGGGTCTTCCGAAGCTAATTCTACAAGGTCAAAAGTTTTATGCCCTAGAATTTTTGAAATGAGAAGTCGTGTGCTAGGGTGATGAGCTCTTGCTGTAAGAAAGATAGGAGCTGCGGGAGCTTCATTCAATATATGAACGAGTTTTCTATTTACTTTATACAGCCCTAATTTCTCTTGCAAGAATACAAGAATATTCGCAATTAGTGGAGAGTGAAAGTATCTCCAAGTCCAATCCATTAACTTGGTCATAGGTCCGTACACTAGCGTTCCATCAATGTCAACATATATTTTTGCGTAAGAACTTAAGTTTCGCATACTATTTATTCCCCTCCTTTACTAGCCGCAAGACATTTTTCCAGGTGGTCAATCTTTTGACAAGTTTTCAACGTTAAGAATTTTGTAAACTCATCTGCGTAAACAGTAAAATCTTTATACGACTTATTACCTTCTTTATCGTTTTCATAGTCAATATCAACCATATCTTTAAAAGCCTGAACGTGAAGTAATACGTCGAGGTTCATCGTTACTGCAGCTCTAGAATACTTATCATTTTCATCCTCAGTAGAAACTGTATAAAAAGTATTTTTGCTAGGATTGGTTATGCCATATTTAGCGACTTCAGGAAACATACCATTAAAGCCATCTACGTCACTTAATAAGGTCATCTCAGCCCCAGTTTCCTTGGCATATTCCATATACAGCCCGTAACAGTGCGGACAGAATGCTAAGTGCGTAATAATTTCTTTAGCAGAATTCTCTCCACATTTGCCAGAAAAGAAATTTTCGATATTCCTTATTACAAATTCACAGGTAATAAAATTGTCATTTTCATCTTTCATATTTGTCAGTTATCCCTCCTGTATATATATTAGCACGCCTACTAGGTACGTCGTCCCGACTATGGCACTTTCCGTCCAAGAATAAAGTTTTTAGTACGTTCTTTATATGTAGGGTTATCAAATTTATCTTTGTGCCGCTTATCTTTAGCTTTGTAGTAATTAGTCTTCTTGGCAAATTCCCAAGCTTCATCGAAATCGTTTAATGTATAGAACATTAATTTCCGAATGAGCTTAGCATCGTGTGCAGATTGGTCTACATTCTCAGGGTTCTCATCAATGATATTTATTAGCTCAGGGTCTTTATACCCTCTACTCCTTAGTGTAAACATATCAGGACAAGGAGTTCTGCCGTACATCTTTCCACGAATATCAGCTTTTGTGTTTACCTCAGTACCGTCGAATACTACTTTGACATTTTGAATTAAATCTTCGTTAGGCTTCTTAGTACTTTCAGCTTTTTTGTAAAGTTCTTTCAGAAATTCGTCATGCTTGCCTACTTGCAAATTAGTGTTATTAAAATCAAAATAAGTAGTAACGATATGACGTTTATTCGTATAGCATTCAAAGCTTTTAGCCCCTTCCATTTCTTTAACGATGAATGTACTCAAGTCCATCTTGGTTAGTATATATATGTGCATACCAGCACCTGAGGAAGATACTTCGTACTCTTCTGGAGAGAACTCTTTTAATAGCTCTCTAGTCTTAGGTTCTACAGTTCCGTCATCTAGAAAACAATCATCTAGGTCGAGGCATATTAATTTTATACCACTAATAAATTCCCCCAACAGAATAGAGACTGAACCTTTAATTCCTTCGGCTTGTGCACATGCTTCTTGGTAATTAAATTTGTCAGCATCATATATACCTACGGCTTTTAAACCATTAGGAGATTTCTTTATTATTCTTTTATCTTTTGATATTGTAAATATCTTGTATGGATAAAGATACATAATATAGGGGGTATCCTTTATTTTTTAAGGTAAACTTGATTTCGTTACAAAACCAAAATACTAGGAAAGCATTTTAAAAACAGTAGTGCCCGAAGGTACTCTCTCATTAAGAGTTATGGCAAACATCAAAAACTCTTCGTCAAATTCTTTTAGGTGGGGGCATCCCTGACAAGTGACACCAAGACAAGAATAGATGGGTAAGTCATCTCGGCATAAACAATGTCTATGATATCTCTGGCTGTTCGGGTTTATCATCGTTTCGCATCTCCTTTATTTCCTCTGGAGTCAGTACTCTTATTACAACTTCAAATTTAGTCTGCTCATCTTCGATGGCTTTTATCTGTCTAATCTCTTTTAAGATACGGATAATTACATCATACTTTCTCTCTGCTGTAGCTTCACGTAGCATTTTATTGTACATCAGCATTATAGTATCCATATCATCTTTAACAAGAGTATGAGCTTCTATGCCCTTTATAGAATTCTTCAACTCTTCAAAGTCTGGAGCGTTTCTAATTTTATTGTAGATAAGATAGATATCATGATTAGATATCTTTTTTGGACAGCTATCAACTTTTCGTAAAGCTAGTATAGGGTCTTCTCTATAGAGTACTGCTAAAGCGACAGCTTCTTTCATCTCGTCAGTAATTTCTATGCCGTCAATATCCATTCTATCACCCCTTAAAGTATCTTACCTTTTTCAATTTCAAGACAGTCTGCTTTGTAAAGTTTACCGTCCTTAAATTCTACAACAGCAAAACCTTGGCACCAGTTAGGATTAATACAATATTCAGGGTTCAAGTCACATAAACATCCAGTCTCTACCCATACAAATTTACGTCCTGCTTTGCGAGCTCTATAGGTTGAGAGTCTATGAACGTGACCTGTAGCTCCTGACATATAAGCATTTTCCATTTCTTTGATTGCAGATAAGCCAGACTTATTACCGATGTACGTTCCGTGTTTCATTACGAAATTATCGTTGATAGTTAAACTTGAACACCCTCTTACATCATAATCTTCCACTTTAATAATAGAGAAGACATCTTCAATTAACGAAGCTAGCTCAGGAGCTTTGTTTAATACGTATTTCTCTAGTCTCGTTTCATGATTACCTATTACGTAGAAGATTTCTGAGTTAGGGCACGTACTACGTAAAGTTGCTAACAAAGCCTGACACATCTTAATTTCTTCTAATGGATTACGCCCTTCGCCTTTTGTAAATCTAGAGAGCATAAACATATCTAGAACATCACCATTGAGTACGATTACTTCAGGCTGCTTTTCTTTTACATAACTAAGGAATGCCTTAACCGCTGCCTTATCCTGAAAAGGAATGTGTATATCGCTAGCAATAACTATAGTACCGTCAGTGATTTTCTTATCTAAGTCTAATATTTTCTTAGCTCTTATCATTTTAGATGCACTCCTCAAATTCTGATTTTATAAACTCCATTAGCATCTCTTCGTACTCTTGAGTTGTCATTGCTTTACGCTTCTTCGATGCTTTAGATGTATTAGCTTTAGTCTTGTTGATAGGTTTTTTATTAGTCTTCATAGTATTTGTCACTGTTTAATTCTACTCCTCTATTTAATTTCTTGTACATCTCTAACAGAGTTCTTTTTCTTTTTTGTAGAACTTCTATCTTATTAGGGGGAATAAAGAAATTATTCTCCCTATATTTAATATACCACGTAACAGACTCTAACTCGTGCATTATCATCTTGCGTAATATCTTACGTTCATAGCCTTTTAAGGCGGTATAGCCCTTAAGCATTTGTATATACCTCCGTTACTTTGTTGCTTATATACTTAACAAGTCCTTCAATGCTTCTATCTATAGCGTCATTATTATTAGCTTCGCCGTTGCCTTGTCTTGATACTACTAAGCTGTAAGCTGTGTACATATCATAAGGATTGTCGTTGAATTGTTTTGCCATCGGTATTGTTAAGACTAACTGTTTAATACATTCGTCGAGGTCGATACCTTTTTCCTTGTATACCTGAATAACTTTTTCTATAGTGTATTCATCTTCAAGCAGTTTGACAGCAGTCTTACTTCCGACTTTCGGTATGCCAGTAATGCAGTCTTCTTTATCACCTGCTAATAATTGGATATATAATTCGTTATTACTCAACGTAGGTTCTATTTCTTGTTCGACATTTATACCACAGTGAAGCTTGGAATAGTATTTTAAGTCTTTATCGTCTGAGAAGACTATGACCTGTTTACCAGCTTCGACAAGCTCATCGTGCATCAGGATTATTAGTTCATCAGCCTCTAGTCTTTCAGGTCTGAAAATATCTGGTTGGCTTGCTAGTGTATAATCTCTGAAGTCTCTTATATAAGCGTTACGTTTACGTTTAGCTTTATACTCAGGATATAAATCTTTCTTCCAGCTATGCCCTGACATAAACTTAAACACTTCAACATCATCAGTTTCAAAGAAGTCTTTAGCTTTTTGTATAGCAATCTCTGTAAGTTCTAAGAGAACATTCTCAGCGTTGTCAATTTCACCTCTAGCCATAGCAGCGAAGAATGCCTTACAGACAAAACCGTCGTAATCCAATAAAGCAAAGTGTGTAGAAGTCATAGCATTACTTGTCATCTTCACCAACTCCGAGTACGTTAACCTTATCTACTATTATTTTTTCAAACGGTATATTATTAGCAACCGCCCAGTCACTAATTTGCTTAATAGTATCGAAGACTAGGATAAAGCCTTTACTATCCTCGGCAATGCTTTCGCCTTCGTCTGTTGATATAACGTAAACCTGCCCGTCTAATTGTTCGTCCATTACAACCTCCTATGCAAAATAACTTACTAAAGCAATCAAAGCTACTAACGGTGATACTACAATAGCGACAAAGAGTGCAACTCGTAAAAGATAATCTGCATTGTCAACCGCTGCGAATAAAACGTCTTTAATTTCTGTCATATATTGACCTCCTTTAATTACATTGTATCATATTGTAAACTATTTTTCAAGATGTTTGTTGACTTTTGTTACATATTCTTAGAGCGTTTATCAAAATCTTTTTGCAATCTTGTAAAGTACCCCTCACTCAATTTGAAATGCTTGGTAAGTTTCTTATCCATTTCATCCGTGAGGACACCTGAACCGTCAATCAAACTTGTTAATTCTCCAGATGGTATGTCAGTCTGTTCTGACAAATCTTCAACAGAAATTTTATTAGGTTTGATAAACTCTTCCATAAGGATTTCGCCAACTGTAGTCGCTTGAACTTTTTTATCAAGGTTCAAGATTTTCTCGAATGTTACGCCGCATACAGCTTTAATATAGCTCAAGAAGTTCTTAGCAACTTTGCCTTTAGGCTTACGTTGAATTTCTTTAATCTCATCTTCCGTAATAGGAAGTTTAAATTCAAGGGTATAAACCCTGATAGTTTCACCTGCTTTTGTTGTCTTTGTCATAATATTATTCTATGCCTCCTTTTAATAATTCTACTGTATTCTCATTAGCACTAATGTACTTTCTTAATTTATTCATACCTTTACGGTAGCTTGACTCTATAGCAGCCTCGGTCTTGCCTTTAGCCTTAGCAATGCTGGCGTAAGTCTTTGGTGTTCTAGTACTGTTCATCCCATTCCTATCCCAGATAGTGTCAAGGTGATAAGAGCTAGGCATCCATTCTTTTAATTTTGTCAAGTATTCTATAGCTCTATCTCTATCCATTGCGAGAGAAAAATCTTCATAGTAGTCAGTATCATCTTTCACTACATCCTCAATTTCTAAAGGTTCTCCGTCCTGACTAAACCCTACTACGCCCTGAGTAAGATTAGCTTGCCAGTTTAATAACCTTTGAAAATTTTCTTCCATTACTTTATTGCCTTTAAAATCGTAGTAACCAGCTCTTACTTTTGAATATACGGCAACTAAAGCTACAGGATAGTTTACATTAGTTCTACTTCTAAGCCTGTAGTCATTTCTTATTTCATTCGCAAACTTAGTTAAGGCTGAGATTGCGTAAGTGCTAAACTTAGCTTTGTTATTCTTGTCATATCTCATAGCCAATTCACAAGCTTTTACACGGAGTTCTTGTTTTAAATCTTCATTGAAAAATAAACGGTACTGCTTATCATTTTTTGGTATGAATTTAATTTTGTGATACAACTTATTTATCAACGGAGTTATTGAATAATAAAGCTCCATTTGCTCTTTAGTCATTTTAGTTATAGGCTTATAAAATGTTTGTCTACCCATAGTTACTGCTCCTTTGCTTTGTCGATGATGTTTAAAATTTGTTCAGATAGGTCACGATAACCCGGACCGCAAAAAGGGTCTCTTACAAGTAATATGGTTGATATAACCAGAAATTATTTGTTTTTAAATCGTTATCTATGTACCAATCCATAAAACTCTTTATAAAGTTTTTTATGTCTTTTGCTTTAGTATATCTTCTTAATTGACTTACGAGGTGTAAATCAAGATAGTTTTTTTCTAATTTAAAATCTAACATATAAGCCTCCTTCATGTTACTTTATCATTATAAACGAAAACCCTCTATTTTCCAAGAGGGTACAAATACAACATTTACATTTTGTTACTTAATTTATTTGAGATATTGCTTAAATACTTCGGGGTTATCCATTAGATATAATTCCAGAATAGCTAATGCGTTCCACGCCATATGTGAAAGATGTGGAAGTTTAGTTTCACTATCCATAACTTCACCTGCTTGATGCTTTAAATAATGTCTCATCATACTATCTTGATATCTAGTAAATGCTTCTTCTACTAGTTTCCAATTATCTGGTTTCGGATATTTTTTAGTGCCGAACTCAATACATTGACCGACAGCCAGCAATGCACGAGGGAATACTCTGCACAAAGTACCTACCATAGGCTTTCCACCGTCATATTTTTTTCCAGTTCCGTCATCTGTTAAATCGTAAGTCACTATTATAATTCTCCTTTATTATGTTCTTTAATTTCTTCAATCAGATTAATAACATCGTCAATGTTTTCTACGTCTACTCTTTCGAGGTGAGTGTCTTTGTAATAAAATTCAACTTTAAACTTTTTAATGACTGGCGTTATTCTTATCTTAATCATAAACTCACGCCAAAGGTAAAGCACTGCCTGAGTTAACTGTATAGCCTTCTTACTATCTAAAGCTTTAAATAGTAGCAAAGCCTTAGCTATCTCCTTCGGTAGTCTAGCAAATAGATTGTTTGACTTTTTGTTGTTATTATTGTTGTTGTCTTTACTAGAACTCATCGCAATTACTTGCCTTTACTAGTCTTAGTCTACTGTCAAGTATATATTTATATGAAATATTCTTGTCGCCATATCTATTCTTGAATAATGTTGCTAGGATATATTTCTTGCCGTCCTCGTAAAGTTCTTGGAGACTAAGTCCGACGTCACCGTCTTCTTCGATACTGCCTGAACCCTTACCCCTAATAAGCATTCCTGAATTTTCTTTCGCACCTCTTGCGCTGTCTTGTGAACTTCTACTTGCTTGAGAACATACTATCAATCTCTTTCCAGTACGCCGAGCGTAAGCTTGCAGCTCCATTGAGCAGCGAGTAATATTCTCATACTCACTGCCACTTCCCCGTATCCTCTGAATGTAGTCTACAATAATATATTCATACTCTGGAAAGCAATCAAGCATTTCCATAATATCATCTATTGTAGCCCCTCCAGTTTCGCATACGTCTATGTTTCGCAGGAAGGCGTACTTCTCATCTTCAATCATACTGTCTAATATATAATTAGCAGTATCTCTCTGACTTGCGTACATATTTTTGAGCTGCATAGTTCCTACGCCAGCTAATATCCTTATTTGTCTTTCCATTAAAAGACCAGCACCCATTTCACACGAGCATATTAGAACCTTTTTTCCTTGCTTAGCTAAGTTGCAAGCTATTTGTTGACTCCAGAGACTTTTCCCTGTGTTAGCTTGTGCTATGATATAGGTGATAGAACCTTTACGGATAGTCTCTACATAGTCATCAAGGATTTCAATACCATATACAGTATCGCCTTGTTCTAGTCTTTCCTCAAAATCATTTCTTATTTCTTCAATGCCCTCCAACAGAGGGATAGGCTCAAGCTTTTTACGCTTGTTTACATATCCCTCGGTTGAGGTAAAAGGTACGCCCTCAGAATTTGTACCCTTCGGGCTACCATTGAGTGAGTTAAGAGGATTATTATGAGAAGAAAAGTTTTTACTTTCGTTACTATTATTATTATTATTACTCTTCGTCATAGCCATTCTCCAGAAAATCAGGGTCGGCTAATTGAGGAAATTTTTTATAAAGAGCTTTAACGTCAATGCTATCTCTAAGCTCTTCAGGTAAGCTTCTTACATACTCTCGTGCGGTAGGTAAATCATCAATCAAGTAAGGGTTCAGATTAAGTCTCGGTCGTTCTTTGCAGATATAACTCTTGCACTTCATATAAACCCAACCTTCACCTTCACCTAGTAGGTACATGTGAGTTCCTTGACTAAGACGTGTAAGCTTTTGCCTATTACCTTGTTTGTCGTCAATATGTTGTTGCAACCATTCAATATAGTTACTCAACTCCGTGAATGCTTTTTTAATATAGCTATCACCGAACTTAGTTCTCAACTGCTTATATTGAAATGGTAGTAAACGAATAAGCCCTTCAGGGTCTAGCTCTCCTTTTGCGTTATATCTCTTAATCCTTCCACGAGAAGTATATCTTACAACCAATTCCTTTGCTAAGGCAGTAGCCTGCTTAGGCGATAACGAAAATATGATGTCGATTAGTAAATCGTATGTGTCATTCCCTTGTACTATCTTTTTAGCCATATACTAATTCACCGCCTTAAAGAGTTGTAACAGTAAGTCAACCCTGTGCCTGTATGTCATCTTAAAAGTTACTCTATAAGGTGCACATATAGCAAAATAATCATCACCTATAGTTACTTCTCTTACAATATCATTCTCGAGGTCTGAGGGTACGTAAATCCTAACATTATTATACCCGCCAAAGTATCTACTTGCAGTATAGCATTTAAGAGTAATTATCAACGCCCCTTCAACGCTGTCTATGTTAGTAATCTTGCCATAGTAAAACAAACGGTTTAAATATCTCAATTCAAACTCTGCTGTATTCTTTTTACTGTTATTACTACTAGACTTACTCTTACTCATTTTATTATACTCTTGCTTATGTAAATGCCACTATCATCACGATTAAACATGTTATCATTATTAATGCGGATAACTCCACTTATGCACGCTCCTTTTTTATACTTCGATTATTTTGGGATTTTTTAAGCCTTTTATGCAAATACTTCTTAATATTTCTCGGGCATTGTTGCCTATTAGTTAATAACAATCTATCTAAACGATACATTGCCTTGTCGACTTCATCTTGTCCAAACTCTGCTACTAGTTCTTTATATTCTTCTTCAAGTAATTCAAACTTAAAAGCAATTTCCCTCTCGGGTAATCCTATTTTCTTTCTAGTCTTTTCCAGTGCTAAAATAAAACGAGAAAGCAGTAAATTATTCGTACGGATTAGAACTTGAGTAGTTACTAAATCGTCAGCCACTGACTTTTTCAACTCAAGAATTTGAGCTGTCAACTCTTCAATCTGTGTCTGTAATTGTAAACGGGCGTCCGTCATATACGCACATCCTTTACGCCGTCCGTGCAAGGACGGACTTTACTTTAATGGTGATAACTTACTGCTCTCGTATCAAGGACAATGAGAGGATTAATGTGGCGAATTGTGATTGTTGTTATTATTCGCCTTCGTGTTATTTGGGGTTCGTGTTTGCGTTTGTGGTTGTTTCGTGTAGTTGCTTTTAGCTTTGTAATATTTCGAGAGTATTCGCTTTGCGATTTTACTGTAATTAATTTTCATTATTAAAATTTCTACTATTTAGTTTTACTTAGGGCGATAGTTGTTGTCCAACCACCCAATAATGGACGTACATCTTCGAGAATGTCTGCAAATTCTGCAACTACTTCGTCATAAGACTGACGCAAGAGCTTTGCAGTAACTGGACCTTTATTGGATGACCCTTTTGCTTGAGATGCTTCATTCTTTTTAGCAAAACTTTTTGCATTGTTAGCTTTGCCTTCCGCAATTTTGTTAGCATATTTTTTCTTTTGGCATTCAGGACATCTGAATTTGTCAGGGTTCTTTTTAGCCCATACAAGCAAACCGCCTTCGAGTTCTACTTCAGCTCCGCATTCTGCACAAGCTACTTTTTCTTTTTGGTCTGTCATATTAAAATCTCCTTATAAAGTTTCTATACATATTATACCACGTTGAGTTTCAAACTCGTCCTTTATTTAAAGCCCTAACTCTTCATTGAGAATATTTTCATAGCTTTCAAGTACAGACTTCTCAATACGATTAAGTTCGTCTCGTGTTGCATAAATAAAACCGTCTGGTTTTTGCGGTTTATAATCTACATAATCAATTACGTTAAGTTTTGTGCCTTCTTTGTTTAATTTTAATTTGTAATACATAATAGGGGAATACCTCCGTAAATTAACTATCAACAATTTTGGATTTCATTTCAAAATCCGTGAATATAATTTTAAAAACGCTAGTGTCCAAATACGTCCTAGCGTACTATCGCCTACGTTTATTTCAGTTCTCTTATTTCTTTTATCTTCCGAAATAGTTCCGCTGGACTTGGACACGGTGCGTCTATAAAGTTGGTGCAGATGTTTGCGTACTGGCTGCAAATTAATCCACGACTATCGCCTTGAGCTTCGTCCTTAAATAAAAACTCTACTATAGTATCTCTTCCGTATGGATAGTGTACATACTGTTCAAGCTTTTTCATATTTACATAACAGGGAAAGAATGCGTACTCAGTTTCCTTTTTCTGTTCAGCTTTAATAAAGTCTAACAGTAACCAACGTCTTACTCCGCTAGGTATAGTCTTGTTAGTACCTTCCACGTTAACTATTTCAGTAGTACTCTCATATATAAACTCACCATTGATTATAGCTACGTGACTAGGTACTATTTCTTTTTTGTACTTGCGTGTCTTCGCTTGAATAATCTGACTCACCATAGATTTACCTATGCAGAACAGCAGACCAACTTCGCCATAAGTATACCTTTTCAGCTCATCAGCCTTGAAATATACTACTTTTTTATTAGGTGTATTAGTCACTGTTACTATCCCTCCAGATTTAATTCATTAAGTAACTCGTCAATTTCATTACTACGTTTTTTAAGTCTATTAATGATTACGTTAACACTGTTAGCAGTAGCTCCGCTTTCAGGTAACATAGCTCTGATAACTCTAGCAATAGTAACACTAGACAGTTTAGTAGTTTTACTTATTAAAGTTTTTACTATATCTGACTGGCTAAACTCATATATATCTTCAAGATGTTCATAAGTATATATTACTAACTTATCAATTATATCTTGCGTAATCAAACTATCATTAATAGTTTTTCTTCTTACGGTGTTCATCATTACTTAACCTCCGCAACTAGTTTCTTCAAGTCAACTACAGGACAAAGAGTTTGACATAAATCTTTATGATTAAGTACTCTCTTAATTGTAGTAAACTTATTCCGTAACTCGTGTTCAAGTTCTTTGCAAGCAATCAACTGTTCGTGTGTAGGTTTTTCTTTTCTAAAGTCACCTTCAAAACAAACCCCTATGCTACAAGAATTGTTGCCGACGCAATGTGAGCCTACATATTCAGTAGGTCTGCCTTGATAGACAGTACCGTCTTTGCGTATGTAATAATGATAACCACATCCAGCCCAGCCACGCTTGAGATGTGCTTGGTGTATACTTTCGATAGTACCATTACCACATCTGTGATGTAGTACAATCAATACTACACGCTTAGGGTTAAGCCTAACTAATTTGTTGTAATTGAAATTGAGTTTTGGTTTAAGTATCATCATAATGTTTTATACCTCCGTTTATATTATTATAGTACCACGTTACGGATTGAATACGTCCTTACGGATTGAGTCCGTTATATAATTCTTTATTAAAAGAATATACTTTAAGAAATGTTTGTTGTTCTTGGCTTAGTTCTCCACGTTCAAACCGTGCAGTCTTTATGTCCGCTTGAGTCCTGCACATATTAGACAAACTATTTACAATATAGATGTTATCATTTACACTTGCATAGTGTAACTTGTTTCCATTGTCTATATACATACATTGTATATACATAGCTTGATTGAATGCAGGTGCACTATTAGTTGTATAGGCTAACGTAATATAATAGCCTAGTAAAGCTATAATGTTAGTGAACATATTCAACACCTGCCTCTCTTAATAGTTTAATGTACTCCCGCAATGCCCTATCCTGCAAACCTACTTCGTAATAATCGTACTCAATAGTTTCGTCATTGTATGATTGCATACAGTGAAAGCCTTGTTCTTGTTTCGGACAATCCAAACTGAATACTACTCTAAACTTATCATTTTCAATAGACTTTAAGTCCTTTACTTGATAACTTCTTATTACACAGTAGTATGCTACTTTGTTTTGTTGTCGCTTTTTGCTTTTATCTTTGTCTTCATTCATAATTAAACCTCTTTCAATTCTTTTAATCTATTACACATTAGCTTTGCTAGCGGACACTTATAATACTTATCACAGTTTTGCTCACAACTAGCTAAATCAAACTCGATGTCATCATCTGACAAGTTGCTTAGAATATCATTGACAGTTATCTTTTTTGGACATCTCATAATCAAACCTCCGTTAAGTCTTTGTAAATTCTGCTACCATTTTTAATAGTATCAAGTACTTGCTTGTGATGTTCTTTCGTATCCCAACCTTTACGTTTGAATAACATATCAAACAACGAGAAAAATAAACTATCATATTTACGTGCTTCCCACGTTCTATTCAAGTAGTTTACTGTAAACGGTCTTAAGCCTAGTTCTGTTCTGTCGTGTATTTTATAAGAGCTGTCATTGTAGGAAACACGAACGCTTGTGAGCCCGTGCCTAAAACCGCGCTGTGTACCTTGAGTAAAACACGTTGCTTCAATCTCAGTGCCTTCATAACTCATTGTTACTAATTGATAGTATTTTTTATATGCCATAATTTAATCCTTTCGTTACATTAGTTACTTATTCATTTTAAAAGTTATTATGGTTTTATACTCACTTGACGGTAACCCGTGTTTTAAAAAGTCTTATAACAGCGTTCAGGTCTACAGTCTTTATAAGTAGTTTATTAAGGGCAATGCTTGCCCCATTACTATAAATT